AGCAATCTCGTTCGATGCCTGATAGTTGCCTTCTGCGGGCTTTACCTTGACTGTGATCATCATCGGCTTGTCATGGAGGTCCGAACTCTCGTTCGGCATCATAACATTAACCGACCGGCAGATGGCCGAGAGCGTGCGCTGCGCAATCTCTTCCGCCGTCTTGTTCGGGTTGTTGAGGTTGAGCCGGTCCATCAGGCTCACGCCTTGATGCGGCCCCTCGATGATCTGGCAGGTCAGCACCAGCATCGAGCCGGTCTGTGCCTTGGTGGGGCGCTCCTCGCTCTTGGTGATCACGGCCTTGTACTTGCCAGCCGGGATCGTTTCGCGCGGCGCACTCGGCTCCACGACATTCGCATCAAATCCATTCAGTCTCATTCTCTTCTCCTACTTTGCTACAAAGGCTTCGAAAGGGTTGCCGCTCTCAAAGGTAAACGGCAGCGGCTGGGTAATGTTGAAACGGTTCTTCGTCACGCTCGAGGCTTGCGGGAAGCAGATGATTTCCCGGTCGCCTGTGCTGATCGCCCGCTTCTTGTCGCCGTCGCCGCGAACGTATGTCTTGAGCCGGATCAGCCCGACTAAATCCACATTGTCCGTGTAGTGAGGCAACGACCTCTTGTGCATCCGCACCGTGTATCTGGCAAATGGATCGAAGTCTGGCAAATCAAGCGTCTCGGTGTCAGCGTGGCCGATAAAGACCACGTTCATTCCGCGTTCGTAGGCCAGTGCGCCAGCCCATTCCCGCACCTGCCGGTGTTTCTCAGCGGCGGTATTATAGCCCGCTCCGTATCCGCCACCGGCCTGGTTGATTGACTTGGCCTTGGGGTCGGCGGCAACGATCTCGTGCTCTATGAGCGTGCCCAGCTGCGTGATGCTGTCCAGCACCAGCGTCTTGAACTGGTGCTCTTGCGTTGCCAGTGCTTCGATCTGGTCAAGCACTTCCTGGCTCGAGGACACCAGAGGAAAGAGCATCACCTCGTCGTTGCCAGCCAAGCTGGCCGTGCCGTCCTCGGTGCGGATGAACACCGGCCTCGGGAACATCGCGGCCAGCGTGCTCTTGCCCATGCCGCCCTCACCAAACACTGTTGCGATGATGGGCCGTTGCCCTTTCGGGCGCTCCAGTTTCTTCAGATCAATTGCCATCGTTCTCGGCCTCCTTAACACCGAGTATCCTCATTGCCTCTCGCAGGTTCTCAATAGCGCACCGCACATGATGGTCGCGGTTCACCTTGTCAGTCTTTGCAATGACCAAGTGATCGCGGGCATACTGCAATGCGTCTGCTGCTCCGTAGATGTCCTTACTCATCCGCCACCACCTTGACGCCGATCTTCCCCGGCGTTGCCGTGATTGCCTTGGCAGCGATGGACCAGAGATCTGGCCGTTCTTTTGCCAGCCACTTGCATCCGGCATCATCCACTTCGATCTTGACCTTGATCGGCCAAGCCTCGGCGGGCATGTCGTGCTTGACGGTCTCCCACACGCCCAAATCAATCTTGCGATAAATCGGCTGGGTGAGTGTCACCTTGTACGGCTCGACCTTGTGCGTGATCGCGCCTTCGGTCTTGGCGTCCAGTGCTTCGGTAATGTCTTGCTCGATCTTCCGACGCGCCTCGATGGCCTCGTCTTCACGGCGTTTGGCTTCAAGCCAGGCCCCGCAAAGGCCCGTGATGTTGCTGCTCATGTCAGCCTCCTTTTCTCTCAACGGAATGGCTTATTGCATATTTTTGCAGGACGTGCAATAGAAAAAATTGCAATCACCAAGCAGGAGACTGACCAATGTTATCCATCGAAGAGATTCGCGCCCGACTTGCCGGGGCTGACATTCCCGAGATCGTCAAGGCCACCGGCCTTTCCTACAACACCGTGAAGGCGATTCGGGATGGCGCTCCCGGCGCTCGATATGAGACCATCAAGCTGCTCACGGAGTTTTATGAAGGCCGCACATAAATGACCATCATTGAGAGCATCAAGCAATACATCGAACTCGGCTGGTATCTTGTACCGATCCCGGCAGGGCAGAAGGGACCGACCAGCTACGGCTGGAATCAGAAGGACAAGGCGCTCACCGGCCAGGGTGCCATCGACTTCTATTCCAAGAATCCGACTTGGAATGTCGGCCTGATCCATCAATGGACCGGCACTTGCGCGATCGACATCGATCACATGGAATGGACGCGGATCATCTTCGAGGGGCTGGGTCTTGATCTTGATGCCTTGATGGCATCAACCGCCAGAATCCGGGGCCGGGAGGGGCGAGGCAAGCTGATCTTCCGCGCCCATCGGGATGATCTATCCCGCCATTCCATCGCATGGCCGAACAAGGATGGCCGGGGCAACACGACCGTCTTCGAGTTGCGCGGTGGGCCGGTGCAGGATGTCTTGCCGCCGTCGATCCATCCCGACACGATGCAGCCCTATGTCTGGGAAGGATTGCCCTTCGATCAGATTCCGATCCTGCCGCGTCAACTCCAAGTCATGTGGGACGAATGGGACAAGTTGCGCCCGCAAATGATGGACCTATGCCCGTGGAAGGTTAGGCCTGAGTATCAAGCCCCGGTTCGGGTTCGCGCGCCCAATCCCGGAACATCGGTCATCGATGCCTATAATGCAGCGCACAATATCGGAGAGTTGCTGGTCAAGTATGGCTATCGCCGCACCGCACCGAATCGGTATCTCAGTCCGAACAGCGGGACCAAGCTGGCCGGTTGCAATGTCTTCGACAATAACACGGCATTCAGCCATCACGGTTCCGATCCGTTCGGCAATGAACACGCTTTCGATTGCTTCGAATTGTACCTCCAGTTTGAGCATGGCGGCAACATGAGTGCGGCAATCAGGAACGCAGCCGCCTTTCTCAACATCACGACCGATCCGAGTCATGAGTGGACGCCCGAGGCGAAGGTTCAGATCGATCACGGCAAGGCAGCAACCCCCGGCGTCCTGCCTTCCAAACGCACCACCAGCATCACGCCAGACAATCCGCTGGCATCTATCCCGGCGCACCTGCTTTCTATCCCTGGTGTGCTTCAAGACGTTGTGCGGTACTACGAGACAACCGCCATCAAGACGCAGCCGCAGTTTGCCGTGCAAGCCGCTATTGCCCTTGGTGCTGTTGCAATGGGGCGGAGATGGACAACCAGCCAGCGCAACTTTAGCAATTTGTATCTGCTCAATATTGGCGAGACTGGTTGTGGCAAGGAACACGCCAAGACAGTCATTGAGGCCATGCTTGATGCCGCCCAACTAGGGCATCTGCTAGGGCCAGCCGGTTACACCAGCGCCAGCGGCGTCTTCTCGGCTCTCATCTCCCGGCCCATTCACGTTTCCGTGATCGATGAGTTGGGCCGCACGCTCAAGAGCGCCGCGAATCGCTCGATGCAGCACAAGGCTGATAGCCTCACCGCCATCATGGAATGCTTCGGGCGGCAGGATGGCGTCTTGCGGCCACAAGGATACGCCACCATCGGCCTAACCAAGGAACAGGCAGAGGCATTCGAGAAGGTCATCAGAAGGCCGTCCTTGACGCTCCTAGGCATGTCTACGCCATCAGAGTTCTATGGGGCCATCTCAGGCGGTGACATCGCATCTGGACTCTTGAACCGCTTCCTTATCGTCAAGTCTGAGATCGGCGTTCAGATGAGCCAGGAGCGGCGGATCGTGCCGATTGGCGACCGCATCATTGGATGGCTCCAAGAACAGGCACAGGCGCACTCTGGGGCGGGAAACCTGACCGGCACCAATACCTATGACATGCCGCCCGATCCCGTCGAGGTGCCCTTTACAAGGCCAGCAATGGACATCCTGCGGGACTATGAGGCCGAACTGGTCGGAGCGATCAAGGGCGAGAACGAAACCGGCCTCGAAGCGATGTACAACCGCAGCCGCGAGATCGCCATGCGGATCAGTCTGATTGTCGCTAGGTCATTGGGTGATACCGAGATCGGCCAAGAGCCTATGCAATGGGCGATTGATTATGTCCGGTTCTACAACCGGCGCGCCATCGCCATGTTCAGGGACAACATGGCTGAATCCAGCCATCAGGCGATCTGCAAGGCGGTCATTGCCAAGATCAAGGCGGCGGGGCTGAAGGGGCTGACCGAGGCAGAACT